AATTCGCTCAAGCTCCATCCTCTTTGATTGCATAAGTCGATAATAATATCAACAATTTCGGAATTTGTTCTCATGGTTTTGAAGCTCCTCCTTTTGCTTTATTTATGCCATTATTATATCACTAACGTTCCCAAAAAGAAACATTTTTTATTTTTTTTGATTTTAAGTGTTGACAAACGGGAACGACGGTGATATTATTAGGTCACGGTTAAGAAATTAGTCGTACAAAACACATGAAACAGTCACACAAATGAAACATAGATTAAAGGAGGTGATGAAGGTTTGAAAAAGATTCTATTTAACCCTAACCGTTTGAAAGCTGAACGAATTGCAAGAAATCTTTCTCAAGAAGAAGTCGCGATCAAATTAGGTAAAAATCGAACTTGGTTAGCAAAAAGAGAGAATGGGAATGTGGATGTCGGTGCGGATGACTTAGCAGCTATTGCGACAGTATTAAAGGTTGATGATTTATCAATTTTTTTTACATAAAACGTTCCCGAAAAGCAACGATTTAAGGAGGATGTGAAATGGATAAAGAATTAAATAAAGTACTTTCTAAACTTGAAGGAGGATACCTTCACAGACTAAACCAAGAATTAGAAATACCAGAAGATATAAAGAAAGAATTAGAAGAAATTTCTTCTAGAATTATTGCCATTTTTGAAGAAAAAAGCATGTCATACGCTAGTGCATACAACATGCTAGACCTAGTACACAAAGTACTAGAAGAAAAATCTACACGAGTTAAATTATAGCAACTAACTCAAAAACATCCGTATCTTTTACAGCAAGTACGGAAAGTTTTAAGCCAGTTTCTAAAAATAACACATCGTGGATTTGAGAAGGAACACTATCAATGTTCACTACTTTTTCTTTTTGAATTAACTCATCTAACAAATACGATTTCACTGGATTGTGAGAATCGGAAAGAAATGAAAAAGATTTAAATTCATCGGAGAATGTATTCTTTAATGAATTAGCATCTGATTCGAATAGAGATTCCATCGTAACACAATCTCGTTCCAGAATTGGTCCTTCTGGATAACCGTAATCTGTATAAGATTCAAAACAAGAGAAAGTAATTAATTGTCCGTTTAATGAATATACGAGTTTGTAATCAGAAAAATCTAGATTGTTTTTGTTTTTATTTCGTTTGAAAAACTCAACTCTAATTTCATTAGCACGGACGTTACTTAAATTTAGACCCATATAAAACACCTCCCTTCAGACACATTATAAGTCTGAAAATAGATGGTAACAATATGAAAATTAGAGAAAGGAGGAAAGAAAATGAGTATCGAAACATTATCAGATATTACAAAAATCGTTGTAGAAACAGACGAAAAAGACCCTAAAACCATTGCAGTCATCACGGCAGATGATATTGACAGTGCAGAAGGTTTTAGAGTCAGAATTACCCCTAAATACGATTAGTGTTGAGTTTGAAAACAACACGAAAGGAGGAAGCGGAATGTTAAAAAAACTTCGCCAAGAACGTGGTTTAACTCACGAACAATTGGCGAAAAAATTAGGGATCAGTAAATCGTATTACGTGAAAATCGAAAATGATTTTATGAATCCTAGTTACAAAGTGTTGAAGAAGTTAAAAGATTTCTACGGAGAGGATATTAATTTGAATGAACTTTTTAAATAAAAAAACGTGTCTTATCCGTTATATAAGACACGATACGGAAATTGTTCTGCTCAAGTTAATAGCGGCAACCAACAACACTTCGCCAGTATCGCCCCTGGCACTGTAGTTGAAATAGATTTTGATTCTCGATTTTAGAGACTAGCTTTTCCGCCATTTTCTCAACGGCAGCTAATTTATTGTTCTGTTTGGTCGTATAGCTAAGACGACCGAAAAAGCTAACTCCCCCTATTGAACCCTGCTAGCCAGGTGCGGTAGGCAAAAGGTAAACCTACAAATGAATCCAAACTCTACTGAGACACAGTACCTTTCAAAAATTCTGATAATAATGTTGTCATTATCATCATCCTTTCCACCTACTAGGATTTCAGAAGAAGTAGGTAAGGATATTATAACATTAGTTTCATAAATAAGGAATGCTTTTTAAAAAAAAGAAGACGATATGAACGCCAACGCAAAAAAACGAAAGGAGTTTAAACCATGACACTAGCAGAAAAAATCAGGGAATATTTCAAGAAACATCCTTCTGCTACCTACGATGAAGTTGCGGAAGCAGTCAAAACAACCAACAGTACTGTTCGGACAAATGTTTGTAGAGACTTAAAAACTGGGAGATGTATTCGATTAGAAGATGGCTCTCTGGACTACTCAACCTACTTCGAAAAAGACATTTTACTAACTGAGTTAGTTGAGTGGAAGAACGAAACCAGACGAGAGTGGGTGGATATGTTAACGAGAGCTGCTGAGAAAGAAACAGATAGTAACACAATGCGTTTGTTAATCAAAGAAGCTAACAAACTCATGAAAGAGGTAACGAAGTAAAGGAGGGAGAACCATGGAACAATCAACGCTTGATTATTACGAACCGATATTCTTCGAAGTCGTAAAAAGAAACCCAGATAAATTTGTTGGATTAATAAAACCGTTTATTGACTCAAGAAGTAATCAAAGGTGGATAACGACCGAAGAGTTGTGTGAAGCGATTGGGACGAGTTCCAGTTCGTGGCACAAAAGCGAAATTAGAAACCATCCAGTGGTGGTTGCAGCAAGAAGAACAGATACACGCCCATACAAATATCAAGCGAGCATGATCGATGAAATTCAAAAGGTATGGGACGGAAGGAGAAAACGATGAGAACGGAACAAAGAAGAAAAACGAGGGTACAATTCATCCCATTCATGAAATGGATGCTAGGGTGGTACATTTTAGCATTTGGAATCATTATCGCAATGATGAGCATTGTGCTCTTGGTAGGAAAGGCGGTTGAACAACACGGATCAAAAGTGAATCTAATTAGAAGTGGGCAATATGTAGAACCTGATTTTCAGGATTCGTGGAACAAAAAAAGCCAGCGCGGCAACGCTGACTAAATAATAAAAATCCTAAGGAGATTATAACACAATGTGCAATAAGTTTGAAACTTTACATGCAAATTACCTTGACCCTCCAGAACCAAAAGTATGGGGATACGATTGGAAAGGTGAAGAAATATACGTAGGTGATGAATATTACGATATGGACGGTGATTACGTCCAAGCGGATAACATCGAAGATTATTTAAAATCAACCTATTTAACCACTTCACTCAAGATTGCAGGTGAGTAGATGGAAGATGTGTATTTAAACGATGACCTACTGGATTCAAAACTGCAAAACGTTTTATATGCCAATAAGGTTATCGGGCAAATCAGAATGAAGAATGATTCATACGAGGTATATCTATATGAGCCTCAAAGAAGAATGACGAGGGTTAAAACCTACGAGGAGGTTGAAGAGATATTAAAAAGCGTATCGAAATCATTAAAAGAACAGAGTCAAAAGTAGTTTTGGACATTGATGCGGACTTTGTAAATCCGCTAATTTTTGAACAATACATGGATTATGGAAAAACAGTGGAGGATGCAGCGATGGCGATAGTGCAAAATATCCCCAACGTAAAATCATTCCACATTGAACCACAAGGAACACAGAAAGGAATGTTTTATAAATGAATTTATATGAATTAAGTTTAGCGTTTCAAGACGTACAAAATATGGATTTAGATCCAGAAGTAATGAAGGATACATTAGACAGTATCAACGATGCCATCGAGAGCAAAGCGGAAAACATTGCAAAGCTTATTCGAAATCTCGAATCGGACGTATCAGCTTACAAAGAAGAAGAGGACCGTTTAAAAACGAAACGTCAATCTACAGAGAATAAAGTGAAATGGTTAAAAACGTATTTAGAAGACAACATGAAAATGACTGGAAAGACTAAATTCAAATCTGGAATGTTTAACTTCTCAATTCAAAAGAACCCAGCTAGTGTGAACATCACTGACGAAAAGATTATCCCAGAAGAATTCCTAATCCCACAACAACCAAAAGTGGATAAGACTTCATTGAAAGAAATATTGAAGAGAGGGATTGAAGTTCCAGGGGCTGAATTAAAGCAAACGGAAGGATTGAGAATTAGATAGCATGAGAATTCTAGCAATCGACCCTGGAAGTGCAAAGGTTGCAAGTAGTACGAACGGCATCGTGTTACTTGATAATGCAAAACTAGTAAATCATTGGGTTGTTCCTTCTGCAAGAGTCCATGATATTCGGAATTGGTTCGAAGAGGTCGGTCGCTTTTTGGATGTGGATGTAGTCGTTATTGAAAATTTCGAAGCTAGAGACAACGACAAATCAAAGGATAATTCAGTTCTAGAAAACGTTGCTCTGTTTCGAGTTCTTTTTCCAGACGCTATCTTGCAGCGTAATGCAGGTTATCAATCAGATATCCCGAATGAATTATTGAAGCGACTTGGACTATGGAAGTTCGAAAAGAGCCATCACCAGGATGTACGTGCAGCAGCAAGGCTTGGATTATTTTGGGCGATGAGAAATGATATCAAAGAAGTTATCGATGATATTGGCAAGGTGGTGAATGAATATAACGTTAAAGCTAAGAAAGTGGCAAGCTGAAGCAATTAAAAGAAGCGAGCGGTCAACATACGGAATCTTTCTTGAAGCTCTTGGGGGCAGAGGTAAAACTATCTGTGCTTTAGCCATTGCTAAGCAAAAGAAGGCTAAAAAAATCATCATCACAAACAACCGTTTATCAATTCTCGAAGGTTGGAAAGATGCCATTAAAAAGATGGATTTTGATTCGGATGTTGAATTTATTATTTCAACTGACCGCAGTATTCAAAATATGCTAAAAAAAGGCTCGAGATTCAACTGTGACGTGCTGATTATTGATGAGTGGCAGAATATGTCATCAGAGAAGCAAGTGGCCCTGTATCGTCGTATAAAGCGAAAATACACGATAGGTCTTTCAGCCACCCCAATTCGAAAGAAAGGGCAAAATTTCTACCCGCTCGAAAAAACGATTTTCGGTTTTGCAAATCCAAATAATAAATTTGATTGGCAAAAAGCACACGGAAGAATGGTGTATGATCCATTCACTTATTCGAAAGAAAAATGGGAGGATTTCAGAGATTATGAACGCTATGTCAATAATCTTCCAAACTTCTTTAGATGGGAGGAAATAGAAGAAATCGAAAACGCTGTTGAGAACAACGGTTACGAAATCAAGTTCTATCCAGTGACTGTTGAACCTGGAAATCCAGAAACATTAGACAAGTTTAGAAAATTGAATCTTGTGACCGTAAAAGGCGAAACAGCAATGGCGAAACAATCTTTTGGACGCAACACGTTTGAAAGATATCTAAATCAAGCAGGAGTTGAAGTTGATTTTCCAAAAATCAAACCAGTGAACGCTGATACTCCATTAATGTTAAAACTCGATGGATTAATCGAAAGAGCACCGCACGATATGCTGATTGTCAGCAAGTCGAAACAGATTGTAAATGTCATCAAAGAACGACATCCACACATCGGAATCTGGACCGGGGACGTTCAAGAAGGACTCGACAAAAAAGTAGTAGTTGCTACAAACCAGGTTCTCGGAGTCGGTGTTGATGGCTTGCAGCACAAATATCAAACAATCGTTGTTCTAGATCCAGTAGAAGAAGGTTCTGGAGAATATGACGATTACCGCCAGCTTTTGTGGCGAATAACAGGGAGCAGGCAACAACACGATGTAAACGTGATTGAATTTTATTACGAAGAAAGGTGAAAAAGTGGATAAAACATTTTTAGAAAAAAGAATTGAAGAAAAAGCGAGAAAAGAATTTGAAAAAGAATGGAATGATTTTGTAGATCAAATGTACCATCATCCTATTTTTAAACATATTACTATCAAAATTAATGAGAAAGACATTCCGCTTGCTACTTTTGGCGTTAATTTCGGTGTCTTTAATCAAGAACAAGATAAGAATCCTAGAAATAAATTTTTAAATTTCGAAGAGGTAAAAGAAAAAGTGATTCAAGAAAAAATCAAAAAGGAAACAGATGAATTATTGGATAGATTATCTTCCGTAAATTATTTGTTTGAAAAGGAGGGGTTCTAATGTTTAAACTTCCAGAAAATAAACCACAAGTGCCAAAAGATACGCCTAGAAATTACTTTATCTATGGTGAAACCATGAGTGGTAAATCGTACTTAGCGAATGAATTTCCTAATCCAATCGTTTTAAACACGGATGGGAACGCAGAAGCAAACAGCGTGCCAAGTATCCAACTATTGAATGACAAAGACAAATCAGGGCGTATCACTAATTCAGTGATTAAGCAACTCGGTGAAATCCTATTAGCTCTACAAACGCAAGAACATTCATACGAAACAGTCGTAATCGACGTTATCGATGACGTTATCGAGATGATTAAAATCGCTGTGTGTGATGAGCTAACTCCACCAGGTAAGCCTCGATTAAAGTCGTTGTCTGAAATCCCATACGGTAAAGGTTATGACTTCTTCAACCAGGCTATTACAGAATTGGTGATTGACCTTAAAGCATTGCCAATGAATGTGATTTATATCAGCCGTCAAATCTCAGAATATGACGATAACGGAAATGCAACAAAGGACAAGCCAAGCTTGAAAGATAAGTACGTGAACCTTATCAACGGAAATTCGGATTTAATGATCCATACAGAAAAAATCGGGAATAACTACAACCGTGAAGTCGACAGAAAACGTAAGACTTACTATGCGGACCAGGTGGATGACAAAGCGATTTTGAAAATCTTATCAACAATCAGAGGTGCAGTTGAACCACCTCGCAAACAACAAGCAGCAACAAAACCAGTTGCAAAACCAACAAAACAAGAAACAGTTGAAGTTTCTAATAATGAAGACGAATTATTTTAAAAATTAAAGGAGAAATGAAAAATGAGTTTATTAAGTATTGCAAAGAAAATTAAAGAAGATGGATTTGACCCTCGTAAAGATAGCGTAAACGGACCCGCAACATTGCCGGCTGGTGATTATACAGTGGTTCTAAAACGAGTGCAATTCAACATTTCTGAAAAAGGATGGGAAAGTTTAGGGTTCACGTTTGAAGTCCGTGAAGGTGAATTTAATGGACGTACTGAATATGTATCTTTTGGAACATTATCTGAATGGAATGGCAAAGACCTTTCTTGGTCAGTAGAACGAACAATTAAATTCTTTACAAAAGCAATTGAACTTGCTGGAGATAAGGTTATGAAGAACGACTTCGAAGACGGAAGAGCATTAGCTGATGCCTTAGAACGTAAAGCAGTGGGTTCTTACTTCACATTAAAAATTCAAGAAACAAAAGGAAAAGAAGACAAGGTATATCGCAACTACGATATCGAAGAACTGCCGCAAGCGCAGAATGGATTTGATATTGATGAAGATGACCTCCCATTCTAGAGTGAAAATCCTTGATGTGTGTTGTGGCTCAAGAATGTTCTGGTTTGACAAAAATGAGCCACACACGACATTCATGGATATAAGAGAAGAGCAGTTCGAAATTCATGGGAAGAAGATTAATGTTCAACCAGATATCGTTGGTGACTTTAGAAACATCCCATTTGAAGACAACTGTTTTGACCTGGTTGTGTTTGACCCCCCTCATTTAAAATGGGCTGGCCCTAATTCAATAATGAAAGCTCAGTATGGCCAATTAGACAAGCATACTTGGAAGGAAGATCTTGCAAAAGGATTTGAAGAGTGTATGCGTGTCTTGAGAGTTGGCGGAACATTGATTTTTAAATGGTCAGACTGCCAGGTAAATGTCAAAGAGATTTTAAACGCTATTCCGTTCAATCCATTATTTGGCCAGCGAAGAGGGACAACACACTGGATGACATTTGTAAAATTTGAGTAGGAAAAGTTTATGGTATCAATGAAAGAATATGCGCTGTTGTATCAGCAGAAAGGGTTCTCGGTCATCCCGATTAGTCCTACAACTAAAAGACCATTAATTGAATTTGCGGATAAACCAACTCTTGATGCTGATGGAATTAACGAAGTTTGGAATCAATATCCAAATGCGAACATCGCACTAAGGACTACAAACTTCTTCGTGATTGATATTGACAAGCACGGACAAACCAGTGGATTTGATTCGTTGAAGAATTGGGAACATTTAAACCTAATCGAACCCACACTTCAGGCCAAAACAGCATCAGGAGGTAAGCACCTATTCTATTTCAAGCGTGATGATATCCACATCAGTCAGATGATTGGATTCCTTCCGGGAGTGGATATCAAAGCGCATGAAAACAATTATGTGCTGGTGGCTCCTTCCGCAACGGACAAAGGGCAATATGAATGGGACATGGAAAAATCTCCCGAAAAAGGAACGATGATTACTCCCTCCAGAGCATTGATTGAAGCCATCATCCAGCAGTATAAAATCACCAATGGGCGTGAATTTGATTACAGCGACGGTTTAAGATCGTGGGTTAGTAAGGGTCGGACATCCGGAAAGACAAAAACAACGGAATTGTTTGAAATCATCGCAAATGGATTAGGTGATGAAGGGAATCGTAATGATAAGCTTGCTAAATTTGTGGGTGGGCTTTTATGGCGAGGAGTGGACGAGATGGATGTGTTGTCGTTGGCTAAGATAGCCAATGGCAATACTCCGAATCCGCTATCGATGCACGAATTAGAAAGAACAGTAGTAAGTATGATTAACAAAGACAGGAGGTGATTGTGATTGGCGAAGTAGTGAGTTTTTACAAGGATTATGAACCGATAAAAAACAGCAACGGAACTTTAAAGACGAACAGTCCAGTAAATGTGTTGAACGCATTTCGTGCTGATGATCAGTTAAATCTCTATCTGAAGCATAACGAATTCTCTCAAGAACACGAATTAACAAGAGATATTCAACTTGGGAACACGCTCCTTAAAAAAGGAGAGCTGCCTTCGAATTTTGAATCGGTAGTCAAAGTTTATTTTGAGAATGTCACGGGTGCAGCATTTACATCGCAAGCGATGATAGATGGCATGGAAACCTTCTTATCTGAACGTTCCTATAATCCAGTAAAAGAGTATATGGAAGAAGCTGAGAAAGGCTGGGACAAACGGAAACGCATTGGACAAATGCTGCAAGTCTATCTAGGAGCTCACCAAGACCCTCTAGTGTCTAAAATCGCTGAAATGTGGATGGTAGGCGCTGTTGCTAAAGTATATGAACCTTACGTTAAATTCGACTATGTTCTGGATTTAGTAGGTGGTCAGGGTGTTGGTAAGACCTCATTTTTACAAAAGCTTGGCGGACATTGGTACACGGATGCAGTAACTGATTTTGCGAACAAAGATAATTATGACATCATGCTGAAGCATTTAATCGTGAATGATGACGAAATGGTCGCTAGTGATCGCATGAGTTTTGCGGAAACGAAATCGTTCATCTCAAAAACAAGCTTACGTTTCAGAAAGCCCTACATGCGAAGAACACAGGAATTCGCAAAGAATTTCGTTCTAGCACGAACAAGCAATCACGTTGAATACCTCAAGGATAAGACAGGTGAGCGCAGGTTCTTACCTGTACTAGCGTGTAATGATAAACAGAAAAAGCATCCGATGAAGATAACGGATGAAGTCGTGAAACAAATATGGGGTGAAGCAGTCACAATCTATAAAAGTGGTGTTGATTTGATGTTTGATGAAGAAACAGAAGCGCAGCTCGTTGAATATCGCGAGCAATTTATGTTCAGAGATGAGATTGAACTTCAGATTCTTCAGTATTTGGAAATGCCCGTTCCTAAGGATTGGGAAAGTAGAACAACAACTGATCAGTACATTTATACAACTAAATATTTTGCAAATAGTCCTGACTGGCATTCAGGCGGACAAGTGATGAATCGAGTGGCTACTCGGGAGATTATGTTCAATCTGTTCCATAAAGAATCGAACGACCAGAAGTTGTCTCGAAAGATAAGTTTTATTATGGATAATTTATTAGATTGGAAGAAACAATCGTACAAAGTTAACGGAAAAACGACAAGAGGTTATAAAAGAATTTTACCTTAAAAAAAGGTTACACGTATGGTGTAACCTTTGGGTAAAATTGGTGTCTACGTGTAACCTTTTACCACATGTAGTTACACGTAGGTTACACGTTTTTTTTGCTACGTGTAACCCTTAGAAACGTTGATTTAACAATGTTTATAGATACTTTTTATATAAAAAGTTACATGTTTACATGTTTTTTTTAGAAAAAGTATATTGTAAGTATAAAAGCCTATTAAATCAACATTCTTATGTTTTTATTTTAATGTTTTTGAAAAAAACGTGTAACCGTGTAACCTTGGGTATTTTTTAAGAAAAAATAGCAAAGGAGCGATGCTTATGAACAATATAAAAATGTATGTCATTCGAGATGCTAAATATCCACAATGGTACTTTCAACATATCAAGGACTACTCGAGTATGATGGGATATCTTGCAAAGAACCATCCACGATATACGCATAAATTTACAACTGACATTAAACAAGCGATGCACTTTAAAACGCCAAATGAAGTTTTAGAGTTTATTAAAGATCATGCTATTGAAGGGACTATCGTTAAGGACCCATACCAAGAACGAATTAGCAAAACGGCTTTTAAGTATATGGGTGAGAATTACGGTGAAGCAATCACATACATCCATGGAATGATTGAAGATTCGAGTGAGAAGATGTTAGCTGCTTCCAAAGCATTAAAAGTGAATGCGAATACGTTGATTAAATTTATGAAAGACCCGTATTCCGTTGCAGCTCATATTCGAGACCGTATCGTAGAAAACTTGGTGAATTTAGAAAAGGCGGTGAAGTCAATTGGCTAAAATTGATTTTGAAAAATTAAAAGATGATGTTCACTACTTGATTGTGGCTCATTGCAAGTACAAAGACATGTCGATGTATGACAGAGCGTTGAAACAGTTCCAGGAAGATATCAACTACGGACAGTTAGAAGAGATGAGCTACAATGAACGATTCGCTTTCTTACTTGGATTTGAAACATCGTTGAAGGCGATTGAAACTATGACTTTAAAAGAAAGTGACAAGCTCAAGAATGCAGCTCGGAGATTAGATAAACCGATCGAGCAATGCGGACTAATGAGTGCTACATAGGAGGATAAATATGGATGATAAAAACGAAAGCGAAAAACTGATGGAAGAATTGAAACGAATCGGTGAAGGATTCAACAAGTTCATTGAATCAATAGGCGAAGCGTTGAATAAATTATTCTATCCAAAAGAAGATGAATGGGAGATGAAATGTCCGTATAAGATTGGAGATAATTATTGGATAATTTGTGACAGTGGGGAATTTGAAAAGGTAATTTGGAATGACTACAACCTCGACAAGGAAGTATTCATCGCAGGTAACGCCTTCCCAACTAAAGAAGAAGCCGAATTAGAAGCAAAACGCAGAAATCTACTAACACGATTCAGAGCATTCAGAAACGAATGCAATAGGGATTGGAAGCCTGATTGGAGTGAACAAGACTCAAAATACTTTTTATGTTATTCTCAAAAATTTGATATTTTGTCTACCAATGATATTCATATCTGCGAAAGATTTCACACATTCGGTTACTTCAAAACCGAATCCGATGCAAGAAAATCCATCAAGCTCTTCGGTGATGAGATTATCGAGCTGTTCGTGAAGAGTGAGGGGGGAGAAAATGAAAACAATCAACGAAATAAAAGACGATGAATTGGTCTTTAATGAACAAACTCATTCTCAGATAGAGGCGTATGATTTAAAACGTGATTGGAATTCGTTTAATGAAGATGAAAGAAGTGGTTGGAGAACCCTTAAAGAAAGAGAAAAAGCAAAAATATCTGCTGAATCTGTATTGGATTGGATATATGACAGCATGGACTCAGAAGGATATGAAGATATGTTTGTTTATTTATGGGACGACACGTCCGAAGAATTTAAGCAAAGATTACAAAAAATACTTGATGAAATTTCTGATTTTCCAAGTGCGATGATTTTAGATGTTGATGAAACTATCAATCCTTATGTGGATTTAGAGGAGGAATAATAATGGAATTAATCATATTTTTAAAAAATGGAGAAACTTTAAAATTTAGCAATGTGTCAAACGTAAGATTTAGCACGAACTTCTTTACGGTGTTGTGCTTCGATTACGTAAGTGCATCGAACCATAAAAAGAAAAGTGCTGCATTCAATTATGTGCACTTAGCAGGAGTATCTTTCGAGGAGGAATTAGTTGATGCTGACAGTTTATTCAAAGCCTAAATGTATGCAATGCGAAATGACTAAGATGTGGTTGACTCAGAATAAAATACCCTTCGAGACAGTGGATACAGAAGCAAATCCAGAAGCGTTGGAGTTATTGAGTCATTATGGATGGCAAACTCTTCCAGTCGTGGCTATTGATGACGAAATTAGCGACAATTCTAAATCATGGAGTGGTTTTCAAATCGATAAGTTAGAAGCTCTATTGTGAGGTGAATAATGGACAGTAGAGGTTATTACGGAATATGTGCTGGAATTATTGAAAGAGCCGTTGATGATTACAAGATAGCCTTAAGATACTTACTTTCTAAAGGAATTGTAAAATCTGATTGGAATCTAAAAGAGAAACATTTTAGAAACAGGCACCATAGAGAAGCGTGGAATGTAAAAACGGATTGTGAGCGGTTCTTTCTTAGTCAGTATTTTGACTATTTATCGAATACAGAAGAATTCGGTTCAACCTTAATGAAACGGATTAGAGAGGATGTGAAAAATGGGAATTAAACATCAATTGAAGCAAATTCGCTTAATCGATTTGGAAATAAAAACAAAAATAGAAGAGTTAGATCGTTTGAATAATTCTTTCTTAAAATCTCCTTCTCTAAAAGAAGTGAATGTGCAAGAGTCGAAAGTAGGACTTAAAGACGATGCTTACGTCAAATTGATTAGCTTGAGTGAGTACATCGACCAAAGGGTGGATAACTTGATTGATTTGAAATATCAACTGATTAAAGCAATTGAACAATTGGACGATTCTAAAGAACGAACCATCATTTGGATGAAATACATTTCTTCTAAGAATTGGGATGAGATTGCTGAAGAATTGCAAATCTCTAAAACTACACTATTCATTCTTCATGATGAGGCAGTTAAGAAAATCGAAAGATGTACTAAAAAAGATGACTCTGTACCGAGTAGTACTAATGAATCTATGATATAGTTATGATGTGAAAAGATGTAAAAAGAGATATTCTTTTTTCTCATGGTTTAAACTTCTTTATTATTTTTTTCCTCTCAAGTCCTACAGCTTGAGGGGTTTTTGTATGCAATGAAATGAGGTGATGGAAAATGGGATGACCGAAAAACAACAGAAATTTGCCGATGAGTACATCATCAGCTTGAATGCTACTCAGGCTTATAAAAAGGCTTATCCAAACGTAAAACGAGATAAAGTTGCTCAAGTGAATGGAAGTCGCTTGCTATCAAAAGCTATCATAAAAGCATATATAGATGAACAACTAGAAAAGTTAAAGTCCGAACGTGTCGCAGACCAGCAAGAAGTGCTTGAGTTTTTAAC